CATATTATCTCCTAGTTACAACACCTGATTGACCTGCTAGTGCAGTTGTTGGAGCTGAGCCACCTCCACCGCCACCTCCGCTAGACCTGGTTGGAATTGCTGCCTTAGTCTTACCAAATGCGTCAAGTGCTCCCATTCCACCAGCTAATAGAAGGTTCATGAGATCTTTATTACCAAGTAAACTAGCCCACCAGCTGTCCTCATCTTCCTCATCTTCCTCAGATACCCTGAAGGCATAGAGATCTTCCTCTCCTTCCTCTGGCATCATAAGTAGCTCTAGATCTTCATTGACTGCATCGATCTGTTCTTGTGTTAACTCATCAGATCCATAGTCTACGTCATAGGTATCAGTGCCATAGTCGTAATCATACTCTCCTACTATATCTGGATCATACTCAGGTGTTGTATATCCATCACCATCTTCTTCCGGTATATATCCCCAATCATCAACTTCATCTTCGTACTGGGCTGAGTTATACAATTCATACTCTGCCATTGAATCGCTTTCAATGCTAGCCCAATCATCTATAATAGACATTTATTCTACCTCTCCTATGAATTCTAAGTAATCATCTTCTGTGAAATTAGTCTTTGTATATGTACTATGAAACTTGGTATGGCATTGTTTGCACAGTGTTATACCATTACTTACTTTAAGTCTAGCTTCTTTATGATTAGCAAACGATAGAATGTGGTGAGCATTTAGGGTGCCGCCTCCGTTATCTCCACATTTTTGGCAGGTGAACCCATCTCGTTCAAAGACGTCTAGTCGCCATACTTTGTAGGCTTGGCTTGTTCTTACTTTATGATTCTCTGGTGTAATGCCACCTTTCCACTTCCAATGGTTCTTACCGGATACCATATCTACTTGTAAACACCCACATGATCTGACAGAGCCAGCTTGAAGTGCTCCTGTAGTAACAACTGTTGTATGGCCGCAGGTGCATTCACAATTCCAGTACATCTTATTATCCATATTGCTATGTAGACTCACTACCTTAAGTCTTTCAAAATGTTTTCCTATAAGAGCGTTCTTATGTTTATCATGTATAAACTCACTTTTTAAACACCCACAAGACTTTGTCTTACCATAATTTAGATTAGAAGTTGTGATAACCTTTTCATTTCCACACTCACATCTACAAAGCCATTGTTTATTTTTATGTTTATTCTTACCTGCATACTCTAATACTGTTAATCTACCTCTAACCTCTCCAATCATATCACCCATAAAACCCCTCTATACAAATTGAAGATTTTGAAAGTTAGCCACGTTAAAATAGTTAGTCATATTATCATTATAAAACTTTGTAATCGCCGAAGCTTCCTCTTGTGAAAATTCATCTGACCCACCTGCTGCTGCCATGGATGCTACATATTGCTCTGATAAAGAATTGAACCCAGCCATCAATGTGGTCTTAGTGGCTTGATCATACTCACCCTGCGTGATCTGTTGATTCCAGTAATTCTGTGTAGCATTGATAGTCTGGGTCATCCCAAACTCCTTGTCCATCTGAGTAAACGTTTGCTGCTGCTGTTTATCCATTTGACCTAAAGTCTGATCAAAAGTCTTACTCATCATACCAAGGTCAGCGTAGGTAGCTGCGTCTTGCTGTGCTATCGGCGTCATCCTGTCTATCATTGCACCCTGTGCAGCTCCGATAGCCATCGATGAACCTAGCATACCCTTCTGCTGAGATTGTACATCTGCAAAGTTAGCTGCCCTTTGCATCAAGGGGCTGTCCTTTTGCAGCAAGGTATCCAGTTGACCAGCTCCGGTTCCAGTGGCGGGGTCTTTATAGTCTGCATCTGTTCCAGCAAGTGCTCTCGTATAATCTACCTGTGGAACTGGTGTACCAATTGGTGCTTGTGGGATCTCTGATCTAGCCCCTGCTATATCAAGGATCTGATCAGATTCAGCAGTAGTTGGAGTTTGTGCACCTGCTAATACTGTATCCTCTTTAGTTAATCCTGTATTAGCACCTGCCAGCACTGGTGCCATTGTAAGTGGTATTGCCATTATATACTCCAAAGGTTGTCATTCGTTACATCTAAGCTTTCTATCTCTTCTAATGTTCTTTCATTGCCCTCTAACCATAGCTCGGTTACATCATATGCATCTGTAATGTTATCTAGGTAATCATCTAGTAACTCCATGAGGTCTAATTCTTCGATCTCTTTAACACTTGCCCTACCTTGAGCTTCTTTTCTAGCGAGTTTTAGTAGACGGGAAACTATTTTAACTTGGTTCTTACTGTTACTCTTAGGTATCGATGAAGAAACTCTTATATCTAACTCTACCTTTAACTCCTTTAGTTTCCAAGATAGAGTGGATTTGTATGCCTCTTCTTCCTTCATCTCTTTAGTGATTAATTTTGACATATCCATTAGATAATTACTCCATCACTAGCGTCAAATATTGGTTCTGGGAAACAGTTCTCATGAGTATCTTCAATGTATGTCCTTACTAATGTTAACTCTATCTCTCCATTAATTCTTTCGACATCACTATCAATCCATTCACACTCAACGGCTTCCATAGGCAGTGTATCCCCGTCATTAATTAAATTAAAATTATACATTATACCATCTACAGTTAATATGTCTCCTAGTTTAATTACAGAGACAATCTTATCATTCCTCTGTGGACTAAAGTTTATTTTCAAAACCACCTCCCTATTACAACAATCCTGCACTCAATATCTGAAAGTAAATATGCACTTAATACTGTACTGGTAACAATATTAAACGTCATTAATACTGAAGTTGAAGTAATTGAACCATGCTTACATGTGATTGTATTATCAGAAGTAGAGGATATTATTCCATGCACAGTACAAGTTGAAGTATTAACAAGATTACTTGGTAGTGTAAATGTCTTTTGACCTGTTGATCCAGTTGTACTAGCTATATTGCAGATCAATAACCCTCCAGCGTATCTCCAATACTCCCCATTAGCATTCCTCCCATGCTCCATTAATGCTCCAGTAGGGGTGCCTCCAGATTGCGATACTATGCCTAAGATATTTCCTGGATGATAGTATCTACCATCGTGGAGATGCCCATCATCTGGTACGCTAATCTCCAGATATGGAGGAGCATCTGTAAAGGTCAAAGCTATCCCAGACCCCTGTGATCCGGGGTGTAATGGGATAGCATTTCGATAGTCTAGTTTTCCGCTTGGTGATCTGTAACTCATGGTTAATACCTAGAATCAAACTTAAGATAACCATCTATTATACTAAATAAGTAGACAGTGTTGGCATTAAACAAACCATCAAAACCACCTACCACCATATTAACTCTCTCTTTATGTATATCTATACTACTAAATATAGGAAAAATAGCATCTTTATCACCGCCACCACCAATGGCGTTTAATTGGGCCCCGGTTATGATTGGAGTATCTTTTAATGGAACAGGAAGTGTAATTGACAACCGTATCTGCGTTGATTGGGTTTCTGCCAAACCAACAGAGTTTAAATCAAAATACGGAGATACTGGATTTATATAATACAGATACCCATAACACTTTAACTCTTCCAAAGTACCAACAGGAATCTCATATTTAGTAGCGATAGACCCTTCCTCAAGTTTAAGCCCAGAAAAGGTATATATACCTACTGTGGAGCCTATCTTGATTTTTAACCCAGTTGCAGAGTTGTACGTGAATGTAAGAGGTGAGGATGGCGTTATTGTATCACTTTCATCCACCTGGTCAGAAAATGGAACATCCCCTGAAGCGACACCAGCGGTAAGTATTACATCACTGCCATTACTGGTGGCAATAAGGTCATCATTTGTTTGCACCAATTCAACATTTGTAAGGGTTATGTTGCCCTGAGAATCTACTTCTATTTTAGGGGTAGCTCCGATTGCAAGCACCTTCCAGCAATCAAAGATTTCCTCTCCGACAATTACCGTTGCGCCATCAACATAACCCTCTTGGTTTACCTTAAAGTTTGGGTTGATTAGTAAATTCTTATTGATCCCTTGGGGCTGGGCTATCCAATCACTTGAAACCCCAGGCTCTCCAGTGGTACTCACTGCATCAAGGTTCCAATATTCTCCATTGTAAAATACACTTGATGGCTGATTATAAGTACCAGCTGACCAAGTTCCATCAAAGTTAGCTGAGGTGGCTGAGGCAAGAGCACTTGATGCACTCTCGGTAGCTGAAGTAGCTGAGTCCTCACTATGCTCCTTTGAACTCTTAGCTATCGGAGTTGTCCCATCAGCCTTGTTAATAATACCATCCTCAGAGCTAGCCCATTCTTCAGCTTCGAGTGCATTAGCCTCACTACTGTACTGATCAGTACCAAGGTCAACCCCTTGATCCTCAGTTGCCCATAACTCAGCATTGGTAGCTTGTGCATTCACTGCTGCCATATCTGCTCCAATTAGAGAGAGTTTGGTATCAACTGTTTCCCACACTGTATTTACATCACCCTCGTCACTCTGATTACCATTTGAGATAGTCATAGATGACTTATCAGTAGGTGAAAATATATATTCTCCATTAATTATTGCCATTATATCTCCTTAGAAATCCATCGATCTCTGTACGTATGTTACGATAATATTATGAAATACATGTGGTGTATAGTATCTCGTAGATGTAGAAAAGTTGAGAGACATATTAGCACCAATGCCAGTAAAGTATATCCACTCTCTAGACTCAGCTGAGCCCTGCCAATAGAATGTACCCCATGGATCTCCCTCTGGACCCCAAATTCCACCAACTGTATATAATGATGTATCTAGTTCCTCACTGAAAGCTTTGGGAGTTGTCCCAGCTTGATAGTCAAAGATTGGTACAAAGTTAATCGCTGTACCACGATCAGCTGTTAATTCTAATAACCCCCTTTTAAATGTCTTGAAGTTCGTTGGTGTATTATATGTGAAGTATGATGTATTAAATGATGCTACAATTGGCTGTAAGTTAAAACTCTGAGCACCCTCGTGTATCTTATATACCTTGCCATCTTCACCACCGATCCACTTGCATTCATATCCACAATATGGGGTATCTGGATATGAAAAGGTAGTCATACCTTTAACAGTCTTATCAGCTTTGAATGTAACTATTAAACCTTTACCAGTATTACTACATATCTTATACTGATTCCTCTCTCTGTTAATAACTGCACCTATAATATTATCTCTACCATCCTCATAGCTTCTCTGTGCATTCTTGGATATAACATTAGCTGAGAAGTCACCATATGCAGCTGTGGTCTCTAATGTTGATATACCCCTGTCATCACAGAATAACACTGTACCTAAGACTCTCTGGGCTGTATTCCATATAGCCCCACTACGATCAGAGTAGGTATCAACTATGAAATCTACACCTGTAGCTAGGTCTACATTGGATTGTTTCAAAGCTTTAATCATGTGTGTACAGAATACGATGCAAGAGGAAGGAGCTACTAATAGATTAGTAATCTCATCCTCGAAGTATAACGTTCCAGCAGATGCTATAGATGGGTCCCACTTAGTTGAATCAGTTGGATCACCACCTGGCTGATGAAAGAATAGGTTACCGTCTGGGTAAGCTAGGATTAACCTTTGATTCCACACGATAGCTATGGTAGGATATACAATGGTACCTGAGAATAGCGTATCACTTGGAAGTAGTCCATCTGCATCTATGATATCTATGGAACCATCACCTTTTAATATGAATGGCTTAGATAATCCATTAGCAAATACCATGACCTCATGATTAGTATCATAGTTAGCAAACCTAGCTTTGTAATACTTATATATCTGTGTATGTGTACCGATAGCTAAGCTAGCAGGTTCTATCTCAGAGACCTCTGTCCATCCAGTTGGATCTGCTCTATACAGATAGTGCCTATCTAAGTCTGAGCTTTTAGCTGTGATAGCCCACACAAACTCATTGAATTCAAAGACAGCTAGGATAGGATTAGTTCCATTCGGTGATGTGATAAGCGCAGATGCAGCCTCTCTAGCTGAGCTATCTGTAACTATACCATCTGTACCTTTGATTACTGGGGTCTCGCTAGCTAATGCTGTGCCATCATAGATCTCATAGCCATCTACTAAGCGAAGACCTGCATAGTTACCATCAGCTAATTCATAATTTACACATGAGTATAACTCTGAAGCACCTAGCTCAAGGGCTGATAGACTCTCATTGATTCCTTTGTTAAAAGGTATGATCTTCTGAGAGTTAGGAGTCATTCTAATCTGTTGCATAGTAGTCTCCTATATAATTGATTTAGATCTGATAGTCTTTGATGGTAAATACTCACGCATCAAATCACCCAACATTTGGTCATACATAAGCTGGTATCTGCTGAATAACTCTGAGTTACCAATGAACACTGCGAATGATGCTAGCCCAGCGTAGATTAATATACTATGATAATTCTCTGGTAATTCTGGTTCATTGGTGTTCGGTGTAGATCCTTCAAAGAGATCTTGGATCTTCTTACGATAATAGATAACAAAATCATAGTTATCATCTGGAAGATCCAAATATAAATCATTATTCTTTGGATCAACTACAAACCAAGTTGGTCTTCCTTCTACAGTATTATCAATATAAGGGTACTGGTTTACATCCACATAGTCTAGTGGTTTATAATCGAGAAAGATAGCCCTCCTACGATAAGTACCTAGATCCGTGATACCAGTTTGAGGTACAAGTGGGTCTATGTCATAATCTACATACTTCTCTACACCCTGTGTGCATGTGAAGTTATGCTGTTTAATCATGAAACTCCAATCTTTCCTGAAGTTCTGAATGTGAATCCATGACTCATTAACTCCATTAGCTATCTGGGTTTGGAGATCCCTTGTTGATGCAACGTCTGTCATTGCTCCATGTAGCCCAGATAGGCTATTAACTCGCTTACAAATGTCTAAGAAATTGATTTCATTCACCTATATGCTCAATAGCACTCCTATTATTTGAGTAACTTTGCTAACCCTTTCTTACTAATATTACCTTTAAACTCAATGCCAAGCCTTTTAGCAACCTCTTTCATCTCTGCGTAAGATAAATCTTTGATATCCTCTTTGATATCTTCTACTACCTCTGATACTTCCTTTTCATCTATTAACTCTACCAACTCAAACTCATTCATCTGAGCCTCATAGTGATGCCTATACATAGAATAGATCCTACCAGTTTTCTTATTTCTTACTCTCATAATACCTCTCTCCATAAAAAAAAGGGCACCAAAGGTTCTCCCTTAGTGCCCTGGGTTAAAGTTATGTTATTCTATTTCTTAACTAAGAGCAAAGCTGCTGCGGTGTCTTGGAGCACTTTGCGGCCAAATACATTGAGGGTACGATAATTCTTACCAAAGCTATCTGGGATTGATACAGTTTCAGACTCAGTGATCTGAGCTGCAAAGCTAGTAAAATCATTGACACCAGCCAATACAGAGTAACAACGATCTACAAGTGTATTAGTATAGTTAAACATGTTATTAGTAACATAGATATCCATACCAGCCACCTGACCGATAATGCCAGTACGAATAGCACCCTTAGTATCATTAGTGATATCAGCTCGTTTAAGATCTGAAATCTGGAGGAACCCAGCCACAGCAGGATTCATGCAACACCATCTACCCATATCAGTAATACGAGCTTCAGAGAGTACAGTTCCAAGATTAACAAGGTACTCATGGATATTAGATGAGGTCACTTGCAACTCAGCATCATAAACACCCAGGCCAATATCAGCTGAAACTGCGCCAGCCGTTGCACCCTTATTAGTAGCATTGACAAGAGATGCAGCAGGGGTATTTACACCAACTGCTCCAGCTACCATATAGTCAAATACTTCCTTATCTATCACCTGCTTCATATCGTTAGCAGCTGCATTCTGAAAGCGATTTGGAAGCCCAATATCACTCTGAAGATCATCGATAGTATCAATCTTAAATGCTGCATACTTAGCCTGATCGATGTACATGGTCTGTGCATCTTCCTCAGGTACCTGATAAGTGATCGTAGATCCAACAGTATAATCACCGATATTGATCGTAGGATCTTTTCGTACAACTACTGAGTCTCCTGAACCTTTAATCTCTCCCTCGTAATCAGTATTACAGATCTGTACAGCAGTACTTTCATTGTAGTACTGAAGTAATACTTTCTTTGCAAACTTCTTGTCAATATATTGGGAGTTGGCATCTGATCCATAAGCATCAACCCCAGAACCCAATCCATAATAATCACCACCAATTGCTACACGTGCCATCTTTTACTACTCCTTAACTTTTGAAATCAATCCTCCCTTCTTGGAAGGCTGTTTCTATTTTTAGCTGAATCTGTTCAGCTTCAAGTATCTTATGTTTAAACTGCCCCCTGATAACAGCATCCTCAAAGTTATCAATAAAGGATTGTTTAATAATTTCACCATTAACTTCTTTTACAACTGAGGTAGTTGATGTACCAGTAGGTCCAACCTGATCCTCAAGTTTTGGATTAACACCAATAGACTTAATATAATCCTTCATGAAACTAGCTACACGATCTACGTCACGATTACCTTCTGCTCTACGAAGCAATACACCCCTAGAATAACCAGAGGATTCATTAACCTCACCAAGATATTTAAGGAACTCTGGATCACCATTAAGGTCTTCCCAGTTCTTCACTTGCTTAGTTAGTGCATCTGTAAACTTAGTATACTCAGATGTCTGAGTTGCATGTACCTCTCTCTGAGTAGCCTCTTTTCTCTCACTCTTTAGACGTTTAATCTCTTCTTTTAAAGGATTAACATGTGCCTCACTTGCCTTCTCTGAAGCACGTTTAATAATATCTACAGCCTCGATACCAATTATATCAGTATCTTCATCTGTAAATACGTTTTCAAATACATCAGGTTTTATTACAGGAACCTCTTTAAGCGCTGCAATCTCAGCTTTCAAAGCATCCATCTCTTGACGAGTGTTATACTTGAATGAATCGGAAGAAGCTTTTAATCCAGCCATCCTCTTTTGATTCTCCTGAAACTTAGATTTCCAATTGGTTCTAGTCTTTTTCTGGGGTGCATCTTCAACCTGTTCAGTAGCTTTAATCCCATCGGATTCAGGGGTACTTACTGTTGTCTCATTCTCTCCAGCTTCGGCATCAGGTGTGTCCACCTGTGGGGCGAATTTACTTTCCATCTCTTCAATCTCAGCAGCCATTCTATCTTGAATACTCATACTACCTCCAGTGTCAGGGTCCCTTGTAGCTTACTTGATAGCAGGGTTACTTAGGGCTTCACATCTAAATTATTTTAGTAATGCTAATATATCTTCAAGGATAACTAATTTACCCTGATAGATTCTAAATTTCTTTTCATCTGCTAACTTAAGGTTCTGTTGTTCATCCTTGATAGCAGTGTTGATCACTAGCTTCAACATTTTATTATTTACTCTAGCAATACCATTCCTCTCCTCCTTAGTTGTGATCATATTCCCTCCACCTCCATTATAAGATACAAGGGAGTGGCATTGGAGGTAATGCCTTCAGGTGCTACCCTATCCCTTGTTGATTATAAGTCTACCAAGTTACACAGTGTTATTCTTATCTTCATACCCACTCTTGATAGATAATGCTATGTTTTTATTAAGGCTATCTACTTTCTCCTGTAGTTGCTCTTTGTTCATCTGATAATCTATCTGCTTATCCTGTTGCTTATTAGCTAACTTAGCAGCTTCGACTTCTTGGGTGCTCTGTACCTTGATACCCTTGAGTTGCAATTCTCCCTGAGCTATCTGAAAATCCTGATCATTCTCTTTAGAATCTATCTGATTAGCCACTGTCTTAATCTGAGCATTAATCTGAGATGATTGTGCATTCCCTTGCATCTGTATTGTGGCTACTTCAACTGGGATATTAATCTTCTTCATCTCTAACTCTTGTCTAGACTGTGCACTCTTAGCAGCATTAGCTTCCCTAGTCTTCAGTTCTAATCTACTAGGTACAATGGTCTCTGGTAGGTTCAATGATTTTGCCATTGATCTTAACAGTGTAGCTCTTCCTTCATCTCCCATTAACTTCTGATCATTGGGGTTAGCTGTTGCTCTAATGAATTCATTCTGCTTCAATTGTTCAGCAGCTCTATTAGCAAGTGCCTGTGAACCTCTAGCTACAACATCAATATCACCAGTATAATCTGTACTCTCTTTTAGCATGACCTGATGAAACTCTTTCTCTATACGAGGTACAATAACTCCTTCATCAATATGCCTTACTGCATCCTTGATTGTCTTAGTTGTATTCTCTAGTAGCATAGCTAGTCCACCAACTGTTCCACTAGCTCCTCCAGCTCCCTGTACTTGTCCATAAGTATAACGTGGGATTCCTGTAGTCTCATCTGCTAGAGCCATGAACTTATCAAATATAGATAGTAACTCAGTAGCATTTGATGGTACATTAAAAAAGTCTAATGGTCTCCCAGAGTTTCCAGCTGGATCTGATTTAACCTGCCATATCTTTCCACCATATATCTCATCTATCTCACCATCATCAGCAAGTCTATCAACTGTTACCATACACTGTGGTGAAGCTGATAAGCCAAGGTTTAATGCTAGTGCTCTTACTGTAGCATTGCACATTCGTTGTTCTGGTGACATCACTTGTGGTAAAGAGATACCCCAGAAAGCACCTGGTCTACGCTGGAAAGAAGCTGAATAATAAGGTTTACGTTTAAGTGGGTCTTTGTTGATACATACTTTAGCTACTGTACTTCCTATAAGTATACATTCCACCTGAGCAACAGCACCTTCCACCTCTAACCCCCATCCCTCCAGTAGAGATGTTGGGATAGCCCCGTACCAATGTAATCCTTGGATCTCATCCTCTGGTGTATCTGTACCAGTTCTCTCCTCATCTACTACATCTTGGTCAACAGATGTTCTGAGGATATGAGTGGAAGATGGTCTATCAATAGCATCCAACAGTACACTCTCTTGATACCCTGGTACACCTATTAGTTCGTCTATATCCTCAATAGATAATCTAATCTTCTCAACAGATGAACTGTTATCAGGGGATGGATAGAAGTCTAATGGGTTAACTCTACGATTAAAAAAGATGTACTCTGATTTTACAACAGGTTCACCATTGCTCCATGTAAGCTTATCCTTCTTAGTTACAATAGGTCCCTTTAGTATAGCTGTTGGTGACCATGCAAAGTCATCGATAAACTCTGATAAAGCATTATAGAAGTTACCCTTACGGAGATTGTCTTCTATCTGATTCTCTAAGAAGGTAAACGAATGTTTAGCTATCAGAGTGATCTCTTCAGCTAGTGATAGTTCAAGGTCTCTACGATGCTCATTAGCCTCTTTGATATCCTCAGCTGTCTCAATTATCTGCGATTCAAAGTATTGCTCTACTTTATCTTTGATAAGCTTAGGTAACTCTGGAGAAGCTGTGGGTGATATTGAGTAAGGCTTATCAGCTCCTAGTAGAATATCTTTAATCATAGCTGCTAGTGCTCTTGCCTTTGCAGCAGTTAATCCAATATAGATTGGAGATGATCCCTCTGCTTTAATCTTATTAAGATCTTCTTGGCTGTATTCCATATTGACAGCTTTCAAAGAGTCTAGGATAAGATCTTCTATACCAGAGGTTTGCCTATCACTATCATACTCCCTGAATCTACGAGTAATATAGCCAGCAAGGGGGCTAGTGAACTCCTCAATACTAGGGATATTATCTACCTCTTGTAAGATTTGTACACCTGGTTGTAATACATCACCTAGTAATTCCATTATATCTCCTATTTATTATACCCAATTCCTTCTTTTAACTCTAGTTATCTTTCTTGGTTTTGCATTTATATTAACATATCCATAAGCACCTTGACTCATGGTAAGAGATAAGGAGTCTAAGATATCTGGGCTCTCCTTTGACATCGATTTTATCTCCTTTTTACTAGGTAACATAATCTGTAACTTATTATTATATGTATACCATGACGCTGCTAACTCTAGTAGTAGCCTATCGTTATCTGGGATATCTGCACCATTGTTAAGCCAATCTCTAACCTCTCCATATAATTGTGATCTGAGGTTCCCATATACTCTAGGGTTACTAGATTTCATAGATACCACTACATCAACATAAGGTAATCCAAACTCCTTACACCTATCAACTACCCCAGAGCCTACTCCGATGCCATCGATAAATATCTGAACTGGATGGTATCTAGCATGGAAGTCAAGCACCTTATTAGCTACTTCCATAGTATCTAATCCTTTATGCTCTACTATCTTGAGGAGCTTGGGTCCTTGCCTCAATACGAATACTGTGCTATCTGCGCCAAACCTAGCAACATCGACACCCATGACTATCGGGAAGGAGGCATATGCTCCTGTGGGAAGGTCATTAT